TCTTACGCGAGCCGCCCTCAGGCTGCGGGGCCTTGAGTCCCGGCTTACCCGGGTTGGCCTTGTTGTAGGACGCGCGCCCCTTGGCGTTCAGGCCCCCCTTCGGGTCCTTGCCTTCCTTGCGGGTCCAAGCAGGGCTCTTAGCCATTACGCAATCCTATTCACTACGAGGATAACCGCAGGTATCACTGGGCGGTTGTAGGGCACAGTCTGTGCATCTACATGGTGCAAAGTCACCCCGGCGTTTTCCACAGCAACGACGACTTCAAGGTACTGCCCCGCTGTGACTTGTAGGAGTCCGGTAACAGCCTGACAAGTAACGCCGCCGTCAGAAGACTTGGGTATCACCAGCTCAGACGCTGAGTTCGGGATGTCCGTACCGTTCAGTCGGAACCACACCTCCGCGTCGTGGTCATTGTTATCGGTGTTCTGAAACTGAAGGCGGGATGCAATCTCGTACACCCCTGCAGCCGCAAACGTGATCCGCGTACTGCTCGTGACCGACACCCCAGCTGCAAGCCCGGTTGTGTCGAACTCTACAACTGTAGCTGTATCTGCAGTAAATGTCTGGTCGCTGAGGTCGTAGAAGATTCCGTGCGCCCGCCCGGTCACGTCGCCAAAGGCCACGCTGATTGGGTCTCCGGGCTGCAGCGCGCTATCAGCCAGCGCACCCTGCGCGGCTGTGGCGGAGTCTCCGGGCTGCAGCGCGCTATCAGCCAGCGCACCCTGCGCGGCTGTGGCGAAGCTGCCTGTGGCGGCAAGCGCGGCAGTCCCGAGACCAAGCTCAGCCCGCGCCTGCGCGGGGTCAGTAAAATCTATCTTGGGGATAACCACCGAGCCAGTCCCATTGGGGCTCAAGGTGATGTCACCGTTCTCGTCAATGCTGCTGATCGTGTTGCCCGCGATGCGTACGTTGCCAGCCGAGGCGGACACTGTACCGACCTTCAGGGCTGTGGCAACGCCCGTGCCGCTGTAGACGACCTTCTCGGTAGCCGCCGGCCCGCCGTCGACGTGCAGCAGCTGGCTGTACGTGTCTTTGATTTTGTTCGCTGTCAGGTTGGTAGTCATCGCGCACACCCCAAATGGTAGGTGGGGCCCCGAAGGGCCCCGACCGTTATGTTACGTTTGGAATCGTGCCGAGATCGGCACCCATGTTGACCACGGCCAGCGACACTTTGATGCGAGCTGCATCGGTAGCGGCTGTGTTGACAGTCAGCAGTACGCCTGTGTCGACTGCAGCGTAGTACGCCCCGGTCGCCAGAGCGGCGGTGGTGCCGACTGCAGCGTTTACGTCAACATCGTTGCCCCAGAGCGCGGGAGTACCCGTCACACCAAGGTCGATGGTAGCTACTGCGCCTTCAGCACGTACAACAGTGACGGCAGTCGCCACCACGTACGCACCTGCGGGCAGCGTGCCAATGACCAGCGTGTCCGCGGCTCCCAGAGCAGCGGCGCTTGCAGCAGAACGAGCTGCTGCAATCTTGGCGAAGTCGAGATCAATCTCGATGACGCTCACGCGGTCGGTGTAGTTGGCTGTGAAGCCTGCGGAGTTCTTATAGAACCCCAACGAGTCGGTGTAAGCAACCATTGGTCAGCCCTCCTTACGCGAAGTTTACGACTGCAGTGGACAGCGCCTCAGGCTTCACAACCTGATAACCGTACACCTGCATACCGCGGATGATATTGCCGAACGTCGACTGAGCACGGAGAGTTTCCATCTCGGTCATCTGTGTGGCAAAGGTGAAGCCCATCTTGTGGCCAGCGATGACCGAAGTATTACCACCGGTAACATTCAGGTTGTGGCTAACGTAGATGGTGAAGCGGTCGATCATGCCAAGACGGCCGTTGCGCAGCGGAGTAGTGCTGTCACCGGTCAGCGAGGCATCCTTCAGCTCGGACTTCTTAATGAGGCCCGCAGCACGTGCTGGGACCACAAGAAAGCGGTCGCTCTCGGGGCAGTTCGCCTCGTCCAGCACAGTACCCATATCGACGATCAGGTCGACGATGGACACAGTCGAAGACACGCCGTCCTTGGTGATGGTCAGCGGAGCGCCAGCCGTACCAAGGTTAAACGCGCTAGACTTAGCACCGGCAGTGACGCCGCGGTTGGATGTGCCTACGCCGGGCAGCAGATCGGTCAGCACGCGCTGGTCGATCTTGATCTTCATCTGCTCGGATGCGTCTTTCGACCACATGTCCATCAGATTAACATCGGTCTGCACCTTATCCACATCGTCTTCGATGCAGGAGAAGTACTCGCCTTTGTCGATGACCAGCTGAATCTTCGGCTTGTCAGGGTTTTCTACGACAAGGTTCTGGCCCTTGACGTATTCACGGATCGTGATGTTGGGCTGAGTACGGATATTAACCGTATCGCCCATGCTCTTGATCTCGCCTTCGTAGTCGGTGTTCGAGATCGCTGCGAGCACAGTGGCGTCGTAGAAGTTCTCGATCAGTTTGCCGGACCAAATCTCAGGGATGAAGTTCCCGGAGTAGTTGGGCCGGCCGGGGGAAACGGGGTACGCCATGTTGGGCTCCTATCTAACCGTTGGTGATGCGACCTTCGCGCTGTGCGGCGAAGATGTCACGTTCAATGCGAGCACGCTCCTCGTCCTTGCCCTTGAAGCGCCCTTGACGGACATCCGCGTAGAACTGCGCGATGGCCTCGGGGTTGTAGGTCTTACCGGGTGAGCCGCTCGGGGTACTACCCGACCGCCCTTTACCGGGGGAGACTTGCTTCTCAAGCTGACTTGCGGCGGCGTGCCGAGTGGTCTGAGCAACAGATTGGCCTGCTTGGCCCTGCCAAGTCTCAAAGAACTGAGCAACGCGGCGCGCGTCTTGGCTGCGCTGTGCGTTGTCGAGGAAGGTCTGACGGGTCAATCCCGACAGTGGGTCTACCTCTAACAGCCAACTATGGAACCCTTGGTTGGCATTGATATCACGCCAATCTGGCGCAAGCCGTCCTAGTTCCGCCCAAAAACTCTGCTCAGCAGAATGTGCTTGGTTCTGCACAACCTGCTCTACACGGGGGAGTACGCTTGTCTGGAGCTGGCGGAGTGTACCACGCAGTTCCTCGATCTCTTTAGCCTGTGCCAGAGTTTCCTCACGGGTAACTCGCCGCATCAGATCAACAGAATCGCCGTAATCCTCCACGTCCTGCTCTGTTACGAACTTCTGACCAGAGTCAATCCGGGTCGTCGGTTGCGCGGAGAGCGTAGACATGAGCTGTTCTATTTGGGTCAGTCGGGTGCTCAACTGCTGGTTCTCGGCCCGTAACCGGGCTGTATCAGCGTTATACATACCCTGAAGGGTGCGGTAACGCTGCTCAGCAGTCTCTTGGGTCTGGTTGTCCTTTTGCCCGTGCTCGGTAGGCTGGGACGCGGGTGCCTCCTCCGTCTCACTGTCGGCTTCTACAGGCTGTACGAGTTCCTCACCTTCCGCTACCTCAGTAACGGAATCGGTGTTGAGTTCTTCATACAGCTTGGCGACGGCCTCAGACTGTTTACGGACTTGTGCTGGCATAGCCATGTTGAACGCTCCTCTCGGTGTGCGCGGTTAAACGGTCAGCTACCCCTCATGGGCTCTGCTACCAAATCAGGGGCTTGTTGCGCGAGCTTGTACATCTCGCCTAGAACCTGACATCGCCCCTGCGCAAATGCCACGTTCTGCGTTACGTTGGGTAGCCTGTCCAACTCGTGACGCTGCCATTCTCCCAACCAGTTCAAAACTTCTGGGTATTGGCGCATCGTGATTGCAAGGGCCTTCACAACGTCAGGGGATGGTCGGATCATCCTGCACCCCCTGTATCTCGATTACTCACAGTGTTCGCTGCGTTACCACCAGCTTGGGCTCCGCCGGGCTGTAGCGTCTCTGGCGAAGGCTGCCCCTGCGGCGGGGCCGCGGCAGCCGCAGTACGCGCGGTGAACTCCAGCTTATCCCGTGAGGGAATGATCTCATCGGTTGGCATCTGCAGCCCCTTGGCCACTTCCCGCAGGATAGCCGCACGACCTTCGATGCCGATGATCTGCATGTCTATCTCGTTCGCAGTGGCGTTGAGGAACTCAAGCCGCCGCACGTTGACAGTCTCTTTGACTGCGAGGTTGACAGCACCACGCGCGATAACTTCTGCGTCGCCCTTGATGCTCTCGTCCTCGTCGTACCGCATGTTGTACACGAACTGGCGGTGCACGATGGCGTAGATCACATCGTTGTCGATGTACATCACGACCTGCCGGATACCCTTACCCGCGGAGCCCATCAGCATCGACAGGCCCGAAGCTGTACGCCCCGCACCCTGCACGTTGGTGTCGCCGTAGATGTAGGACGGGATACCGCTGTGGTCGTCAGCCATCTTGGAGAACCGCTCGTAGACCCCGAGCAACTCGTTGGCACGAGAGTCTGGCTGGGTGAACCGCACCGCCGGCGCGCTCGACCCCAGCGGGTCGTTCATAACCTGCCAGATTTTCCACGGGTGGATTTGGGTGATGTCTTCGTTCGGCGGGATGCGCTCAAGGTTGACCTCGACCTGTGGGCCCGAAGCAATCGCCATGTTGTTGACCAGCGCGCGGACGGCGGCGTTACACACGCCCTGAATATCCTCAATGATCTCAGGGATACCGCGGCCCCAGAACGCCCCGGGCGTCTTGATGAACGACGTCTTGGCGTAGGGCTTCTCGCCCAGCGGATCGTAGTTGAGGACCGCCTTGATGACGTACTTACCGACAGTCCACACATTGGCGTCGTGCTCGCGAGCTTCGTCCGGGACTTCTTCGTCGCTAAGCCCCCACTCGCGCAGCATTTTTCCGCTCACTTTACCCCAAAACTCTAGGGCATCGTACATATCGGTCGGGCGCATCCCGGTGTAGAACTTGCGTTCCTCCTCCTCGCGCTGCATCTCGATGTGTTCTTGAATCCATGATTGCGACGGGCCTTGGTCCAGCGTCGCGCGGATCGCCTCGTCGTCGTAGCCCGGCACGCCTATGAGGTCCGCCAGCTGTGTCCTGCTCAGCTTGTGTAGCTCAAACAGGTACCCGTCGTCGATGTGTGTGACACCCGGCTCAGGGTAGATGTTGAACGGGCTGACCCGCTCGTACTCTGGCGCCAACCGCTCGCTGGCCGCGACCTGCGTGGTACCGTCCGGCCCTTTGGTCCACCCCAGATGCCGCTGTCGCCGCACGATGGGGCCTTTGATGAACGCACACGGGAACGTGACAAGGTCGGTGATGAACTCGTTGAAGGCTTCAGACCAGCCGCCCTGAGCAAACTGGTCGTCGATCTTGATCTTCATGCGGTCGACAGAGTTCTGCGCGGCCTGCATAATCTTGAATCGGTACTCTTGCGCGACCAGCTCTTTGAGCTCTGCCATCTGCGCTTGATCCGGGGCCATGCCGGTGGACTGAACCATACCCACAACCTTCTGCGCAAAGCTGGATTCCAGCTCCGCGGTCTGGTCTGGTGACAAGTCAGGGATCGGCGTCGTCATCATGTCCCACGGAGGTGTCCCGTTATCGAGCAGGATGTCCCGAAGCCAGCTCTCGGCCGCCCGGCACTTCACCTCAGTAATCATCATGTAAACTTCAGAGCCGCCTTGCTCTCTGATCTGCGACAGTTTGTTTGACTCGTACTCACCGTTGCGCTGGCGCATGGCCCGCAGCATGATATCCTCGATGGGCTCCTTGGCGAGCTGTGCAGCTTCCCAGCAGGTGCGGACGTACGCACCCAAGCCCAGAATGAACGGATCATTCTGCCGCGCCTGTACCTCACGGTCGATGCGCTCCTGCTCCTCACGGGCAAGATCGTCATTATTTAGGACGCGTAGTAGGGACAGCCCAGCCATGGTACTCCGTCAATCACTGACCAATTCGTTTGCAGTATACACACGCTTTGTTTTTCCAGCAAGTCAAGAAAAAATCCCCCACCGGGGAGGCCGATGGGGGAGTCTAGGCGGTGTCGAGCAATGTCCACTGGGAGGAGTAGGACGGTCGTGACGAGTTCCTAATACTACGTCCAGCCGGCGGATGCAACACGTTTTACTTCCCGCCGCTCTATCATGTGCTGCCCTTCTCCCGCGGACGCAATATGTAGCATCAGGTACTGCAGCGCTTCGGCCACGTGGCTGTGTTTGTTCTTATCCACCCCGCCGTTCTTGTCGAACCGGTAGCCGCCCATCATGGCAGCCTTGAGGCGCATGCACCTTGGGTCGAGCAGGAACCCCGGGTCACCGTCGACCTGCCGCATGAGGAACTCATCCACGGAGTTGATCCGCGCGCTGACCTTGTTGGTCTTGGCTGGGATGACCCGCAGCCCTTCTGCCTTGATGATGTCGACCGCGGTCCGCTCGTCGGTCTGCGCCCGCTGCGTACCCGCCGGGTCGACGACGATCAGGATGGGCGCGCCCGGGAACCGCTCGTAGAGCAGTGGCTTGAGCATCGTCCGCACGAAACGCTGAATCCCCATGTCGAAGCTCACCAGCTCGTCGAAGATGAGCGCCCGGCCCCGCGGGTCCTGCTGCCCGATCACTGCCGCTGGCGTCAGCCCGAGGTCCATCCCCACCACGATGGGTCGGGTGCCGTTGCTGATCGGCCGCAAGGTCTGGCCGGCCATGTGGTAGTCCGGCCGGAAGTACTGGTAGACCGGCTTGCCGTTGCTGCTCAGCCCGTACTCACCGTCGATGAAGACCCGGATGTACTCCTCGCTGCGGCCTTGGGTGTCGTAGTACCCATCCGGCAGGTTCTCGATGTTCTCGGCGTAGACGCTCCGCCCTGAGGGCTGCTTGAACACGTCCCAGCCGTTGTCGTTCGTACTGACCCCGTCCTTGGGGTCAATTTTCTCCATCTGGTAGTACCACCACGTGTCCATCGTGGGCGGGTTGGTGTCCCCCCACATCCCATGCCACGTCGGCCCGCCGTCCTTGTTGGACGGGAATCGCCCGATCCGTTTGGACATCGCGTCCATGATCTCTGGGTGGATGTCCCTGCACTCGTTGAACCACGCGAAGGTAAGTTCGAGCGAGTTGAGGTTGGCCACGTCGTCCGCGTCGTCCAGCGCCCGGAACATAATCTCACACTCGATGTCACCGACCTCGAAGAAGTAGGTCTTGGTGGTGCGCATGTACCGCCCACACACCCCCGGCGGGAACCAGTCGAGGAACGTCTTGATCGTGGTATCCTGCAGCTGCCGCGCCGTCTCACGGACCACAGCCGCCCGTGTCCTGCGCTTACCTGTGTTGGCGTCCGGCAGCTGTGCTGCTGCCCTGCGGATGATCTCGAAGCTGCATGTCACCGACTTGCCCGAGCCCACAGGGCCCATGAGCGTGCGCATCTTGGCGTTGGATTCCATGAACTTTTGCCCTGTGGGCGGTGGGGTGTAGTCAATCTCAAGCGCCATCAGTGAACCTCCCGTTCACGACCATCGAGTGAGTGGTGGACATAGACCAACTCCTCTGCCTCGTCGTCCAGTGTCGGTCCACACCAGCAGTCTGCCGAGCACTCGTGCTCCTTCAGATCGTTCAGGGGGATTACATGCCAGTCGCCTACACCCTCATCCATGCCCGTGCTCCCGCGCCAATATCACCACGATCTCCCGCGGCCGGCCTTCTGGGCGGCGGTGCGTTCTGCCACGTGGGGGGACGATCTTCGTCCGGTACGAGTGGCCCGCGCTCTCAAGCGCATGGCGTAGGTCTTCATGTTCTTGAAGCGTTTGCAAACGTGCTGCAGGGGCGCCCTCATACGTACTACTGAAAATCGTCTGAATCGAGTTCATAGGCTTCCCCTTCCACGTCCGCTGTCAGGGTCATGGGCGGTGTATTGTTCCCGAAGTTGATGTTGATCTTCACACCACCACCGCCGCCAGCCGCGGTCTCCTCGGTCTTGGCTTCCAGCCCGGCCCACTTGACCGTGGACTTGATGAGGTCAGCCTTGACTGCTGGGGATACATCCGGGCTGTGGATCAGCCCCCAAGACGTTGTGAGGAGCTCCTCAGCCTGCGCCCGAGCCTTGAGCTTGAAGGTCATGCCCTTCTCTCGTATGTCCTCGCGGTAGGATTCCACGCGCTTGAGAAACACCGGGTCCTTGTTGAACACCAGCAGGTCCGAGGCGGTTACGCCGTGCCGGTCCTTGATCTCATCCAAGTCCTCCCCGCTGCCCTCTAGGGCAAGGGCGATGTCGAACGTCAGACGGTCCGACCATTTGGTGTGATGCAGCGGGTATGTGTCCATGGCGCTAAGATAGCGCGGGGTGGTGGGGTCTGGCAAGTGGGTATGCAAAGTATACAGTTTGGTTTCTGGGAGGCTTGAAAGTATACACGTTCCTTTTTTTGGCCTGTGCTTTGCGAGGTTTACTACACTATGGGGGGGCCAAATATTTCTGTGTCCGACTGCCCCCCCTCCCGCCTGCCATGCCGCCTGCCATGCCGCGCATGATGCGGCGATGCGCACGGCGCGCACGATACATGGCAAGCCGTGAAACCCCTATAAAACAGGGTGGTTTGACAAGCCGTGTAGTCTACGTTCTAGTCAATTCATCGAACGGCAAATAAGACGCCAGACGATACGGGCCACAAACCCACGCTGTTTGACATCGTTAACCGCACCTAGGGATATGATCCCGATAATGGGGTCATGCTCTTTCAATCTTAATCCTCGAAAGGGAATACAATGACTAAGCGTATCGCATCCGAATTGAACTGGATCGAAGTATCTTTGGAAGGCAATGCAGCACTTGCCAAGCGTCTCGACGCCGTGCGCCTTGCTGAAAAGGATTATAAAGACACCAAAGCATCTTTCGAAACACAATTCGTTGCCGCCGCTCGCAAGAAAGGCGCTCTCGACGAAGGTTTCACGCTTGCCTTTGGATACCGGTTCGGCAAGCTGTCGGTCGCCAAGGTTCCAGAGCAGGAACAACGAGTGACTAAGGCAAGCACCAAGCCTGTATTCAAGCTCTAATAACAACGGCCAGTCCGCAAGGGCTGGCCACCTTTAACCTAGGAGAAATACTATGAACGAGATTATACTGGACCTCGCCGCGGTCTACACCAACCAGTACCGCACCAAGTGTGAACAACTTGGTCAGCCTGCAGACAAGGCGCTTCTACGAAAGCACGTCGCCGATAGGTTCGGTGCTACCTACGCTGCGATCTTAGTTCCATAATCACAATGGCCAGCCTGCAAGGGCTGGCCACCTTTTAATCAGGAGAAACACTATGACGATGCAAGAACTGGCGCGCCAAGAGAACTTGGCGGTAAGGAACTCTTGGCGGGCAGGCGCGTTTGAGCAGCGCGAAGCCGAAGCCGAAATCATGGCACGTATACCAGAAAGCTGGTACGGTCCGGCTCGGAAAAAATACCGCGTAAGGAAAAAACCCGAGGCTTGGAAGCAAAAAAGTCTAGACTTGGAAGGTTTGGAAGCCAAGCGACTCGCTTACATCCGTCCCCAGATAATCTGGGTACTATGAAACTAACAGGCAGGGCGCGCAAGCGCCCTGTCCCTAGCATCAACAGGAGAAATACTATGGCACCACGCATTGATATTAAGCTGCAGCAGCTGCAGTACGACGGCTATGTTAGTCGCATCGGTCAGGTGGAAGCGGCGCGGTACCTCGCAGCCCGTGAACAACCACCGACACGTGGTAACATCCGCACCGCGCTTGCGCTCAACGTCCTCGTCGTACTGATTATCGTAATCAGCATGGCACTCTAACAACCAACCCGTCTGGCGAAAGCTGGGCGGGTTTTCTTTTGTCTACTTTCTAGTTCTCGTCGCTTCGCTCCGCATACGTCGGGGGTCTTTAGCCCAAACTATACACACGCGCGCCCCGTAGTATACATGTAAACTTAGGAGTCAATAGTATACATGTATAGTTAAAGTATACGTGTATACTCTCAACTAAGTATACACTTTACACTTGTAACCTATTGAAAACAAACAACTATCTATTTTTACCCCCGAACTATCTACTTTTTTTGGGGTCGAAACCTTACATTTCGAGGGCCCGTGTATACCGGGATTTGTGTAAGGTTTGCGGTATACACGCGGAAAAACCGTGTGAAACCAAGGGGATAGAGCGTGTTTAGTGTATATATACATTAGGACAACTATCTAACTATCTATCTATCTACTCATATATTAGCCCTTTCATGCGCGAATATATTCACAAGTATACACGCACCTGCACTAAAAGATGGAGCCTCTACTGAAATCCGCGTAGATAGTTAGATAGTTGTTTGTTTTCAGTAGGTTACAGCCGATTTTCGTAGATAGTTGCATAGATAGTTTATCTAACCTACTTGGTGTATACTTGGGCCGCGAGCCGAAAAAACCCAACGAAATCAAGGGCTTAACCCGAAACTTGACACGGCTCGGCCGACGTGCTAGTTTGAAAATCGCCAAGCCCAACCCGGCTCGGTGGTATAAAATCTCTCTTTTACAGGAGCTAACTACTATGTTTGATAATATCTTCATGGACGACGATGACAGTGAAGTTGACACTGCACCAGTGACTTGGGTCAATCTTGCCGACCTAAGTGAACACACTTCCCATCGTATACTTACCATCCGTCCTCGTCGCCGGACCTATCTACACCAGTCTGAAGCTGGTTATGACTGGGCTGCTGGCCGTGAGTTCATCATCACTAGCAAGTCCAGTCCCTACTACGGTTCTGTGGTAGCAGTGGACGAACGCCGTAACCTCGTTGAGTATGGTTACACTCATGTACAGATTCACTACAACAACGTGTCAGCACCGCTGATGCTTTCCCTCGTAAAGTAAGGAGAATAAGCTATGAACTATACAATCGAGATCGACGAGTACAGCCTTGAGGCAACCGCCGACGTGCTGCGTATTATCAACCCCGGTAAGTCCAGTGCTGCCCATATCAGGGCCATGGTCAACGCTAATATGCGGGATTTTTCCACGTCCCTTAGTACTGCTGGCTGGGAAGCTGCTGGTTTCTTCCCTGACCATAAGCCCGGTGTAATGGTAGTCCGCTTTGCTGTCGCTGCCTACACAGTACAGTGCTGGCTTGATAACAACCCCACCAAGGAGATCAACTAATGTACGGAAGAAACATCGAGCTACCATCCCACCGTATGCTGTCCTACAACACAGCACTACTCAAGTACAACTCCATCAAGCCTATCCGTGGTCGGTCAGACCAGAACACAAGGCCACTGTCCAACCGTGGTAACGACAACCTGACCATCCGGATGGAGCCAACGACCAATGACATACTGGTCCGGCTCTACTCCACGGATATTATCCGCTACACCTACCAAGCTGCTGGTGACAACGACCTGTCCCCTATTGTCCTCGACCCTTACCCCTCTGCCATGACCAACCGTATCATGTGGTCGATCCTTGGGCCCTATGTATACACTCACTGGTCAGACAAGGGCCTCATCACCAAAGTGGGTGGTCGGTACTACAACACCCCGTCCTTCGCCGTGGTCCAGCCAGCAGAGACCGGTTGGACGCTTGCCGATGGGTCCAAGCCCATCGAGGTGCCGCACTTCAACCGTAAAGAGGGCAAGCAGGCCCTCAAGGACAGCAACTACTACACGTTCAAGCTATGGTTGGAGACACAGGTCAGACTGGGTGTGGCTAGGTTCGGTCGCCGTTGGGGCAGTCCGTTGTGGACACCTAGTGAGGCTGTCAAGTGCCTCCGCCAAGGTGAGACTGGTTGGGCTGAGATCGCTGCCCGCTTCTCTAACCATGCACCGTTGGAGCAGGAGCTGCGTAGCCTCCGTGAAGCTGTCTACAAGCACGATATATGCTACGACATCAAGATGTATGAGTATTTCGAGAACCACCACAAGATGCAGAACGCCTTGAACCAGATCAAGCGGGTTGGGTGATGTCGAAACGCCCTACGGGGCGTCTGGCATGGGTGGCACCCATGTCACTGATGAGGCAAGCCATATAATTGGAGACGCAAATGCGTGCTACATTACTAAAAGACACACTCAAGTCGCTGATCCCACTCGGTCGATCCGTAGCTATCGAGGGGCCTCCGGGCGGTGGTAAGACCACCATTGTCCACGAGGTGGCCGAGGCTATGGGGTTACCTGTCGTGGAGCGGCACATGCCGACCATGCTGGTCGAGGACTTTGGGATACCCTACCCCGACGCTGCCGGCGACAGCTTCAGCTACAAGCTGCCCGAATGGTTCCCATTCAAGGGCAAGGCCGGCACCGAGCGCGGTGGTATCCTACTGTTCGACGATCGGAACCAAGCCAACGCCGACCTACAGAAGGTACTGGCCAACATCCAGCAGGCTCGGACCCTACACGGCAAGCCCTTGGCCAATGGGTGGACGGTGGTGTCAACGGGTAACAGGCAGTCCGACAGGGCTGGTGCCAACCGTGTTTTGAGCCACTTGCGTAACCGTGAGACAGTGCTGGAGTTTGAGACACACCTCGACGACAGCACCCAGTGGATGATCGACAACGACGTACACCCCATGGTCATCGCCTTCACACGGTTCCGGCCTCACTTGCTGCATGACTTCGACCCACAGCGTGACGTCAACCCGACACCACGGTCATGGGTCGAGGGTGTCAGTGCAGTGCTTGGCAACGTGCCAGCCGAGGCTGAGTATGAGTGCTTCAAGGGCGCCGTTGGTGAGGGTGCAGCAGCAGAGTTTGTTGGGTTTGTGCGTATCTACCGTAAGCTGCCCAACCCCGATGCTATTCTCGTCAACCCCGATACGGCAGAGGTACCGACTGACCCGGCCACACTCTACGCCTTGTCCGGTGCCTTGGCT